GCCGGTTCCTACTGTATACACAGCCGGATCATATAAAGTTTTATAATCGATTTCCTGTTCAGCGATTCCTAATATTTTAAATTTATTATTATCTACAATATCAATGTCGGCGATTTTTACACTGTTAGCTTCGTCGATTAGAGAAATAGATTTTAAGAGCTCAATATTAACTACTGGGGATTCTTCGGCTATAACCGTCCACGAGTCTACAGAAGGATCTTTCTTGAATAATCTAGTTAATCCAGTAGTACTGTAGTTTGGAGAACCTGTAACTACTATCGACGAAGTGCAGGAAATCGCTTCTCCGAACGATTCGTTCTCGCCTAATTCAGTTGATAATTTTTCAGCTAATAGATAACTCTTATCTCTAAGTTCAAAAACATAAACTTGTCCGGGATAACCTCTGTCTTCTGAAAATGTTGTTGCCCTTCCGTCGAATGTGGTAGAAGAATTATCAAAATATACTACATTTTTAAACGGTGTATTTTTAGCACTAACAACAATGCGCTCAGCTCGTTCACTTATCGCAACATTGTATCCGAACATTTCGTTGTTGTATTGATCAAAACTTTCAAGTTTTTGTTTTAATCTATACTCGGGAGCAGTTAAAGAGCTAGTCTTAAACACATGAACTGAACCTTGATTAACTAAATTCAAATCTGCTTGCGGGCTACTAACTACCAATACTGAACCAGAATTGTCTAAGTCGAGCCCAAAACCAAACTGGTCTCCTGAATTAATGGTTTCTTCTACATTTAAATCATTAATGTCGGAAATATTGCCTGCATTAATCGCTTGAACTAATTTGTAGATATCGTTAGTTCTCTTGTAGATTAATACTTTGCCAGACGGCTCATTGGTACTATCTCCGACTTTTAACCACGGATCTCCTTCTAACGGACTATCACTAACACTTGTAAATGTCAAAGTCGAATCATCGGGATTAGGGTCCGAAGGATCAATTAAAGTATAATAAGAACCTTGATGTTTAACTACCTGCCCTTCTCTATATTCGTTGTAGGGGTTCCATTCCCCTCTATAATTAGCGAACCACTGACCGTCTGAATCAGGAGCGCTAACTGCTAAAACAGATCCGTCATAGTTCATTGTAACCCTATGGCCGTAGCCATCGCCGGGCTTGATCAATTCTACAGGTTGATCTTCGTCAAACCATCCTACATAAAGGCTCGATCCATCATTTTTCGAAACATCGGACGGCAATGCTGCCGAGACCGAATACGGCTCCAACAGTGTCCATTCGGTTTCTATATCAACGCCTATGGTGCTTCCGTCGCCGTATTGATCAATGTTAGATTGCCAGAGATTATTGTTTGCCCATACTACAGAACCAGCTGGATAAAATGTGGCTCCGGATGGATCATAGATTCCTTTATAATTATGATTTTCGAGATGTTTCCACTCTCTAGCGATAGAAGGATATCTCTTGATCAGTGATCCGCCTGCACTTGAAAAGTCCGGATCATAGAAGAATAAAACTCCAGGAGTGCTTTCTGTTACCGTTAATGATATTTTTCTGCTCGTAGCTAGAGCAAAAGACTGTTGATAAACTTCTTTGGTTACTTCTGATTCATCTAAGAAATATGTTATTCCGCTAGTAAATTCTGTACCCCCGGCAGACTCTCCTTCTGTATTATCACTGGAGAAAGTAATAATATGTGGAGTCGTTGTAGATGAAAACAATTTAGCTACACCGGTTGAACCTATTGTGATTCCAGAATAATAAAAATCAGTTCCGATTTGTGCGGCATTTAGAATTACTGTATCTTCTAAGGTTTGTGCAGCATCTAGAATATAAGTTCCTACTCCGCCAGTGCCGTTAGCAAATGCTTTTATAGTTGAGTCTTCTATAACTAGGCCTTCGTTGTCTATTAACTGCTGCCCTAATCTAACAGCACCGGAATAAATTTCCGAAACATCTAGAATAGTTACAGTTTCTCCTATGGCCACTGAATCAAAATATGATCCCAGCTTGGCTGTTAAAATTGGATCTTCGATATCTGGCTTAGTAATTTGATAAATCGTTGCAGCATATTGACCAGCACCTACTGATCCTGCCTGTGTCCAGTCAGTATCGCCGATTTCTAAAATAACATACCTTCTTCCTATATCTAATTCATTGGCAGTGAATACATCTTTGGTTCCAGAAATAGGGTTCGGATGATACACATTTGAGAAATCACTTTGATCAAAAATATAAGTATTTCCTACGAAAAGATAACGAGATGGTAATCTTTCTGCATCAAAATAAAATTTAGAAATTCCAGTTTCAATGCCCACGGGATCTCTAACTGTAACTTGGAATGTTATTGTTTCTCCATTATTGTCAGACGACGGAGCATATTTGTAAAGATAAACCGTTCCTCTGTCGCCCTCTGATCCTACTGCAGAAACTGCCATATAATAGTCGTTTCCGTTTTTAGAAATAGCGATCGACGAACCGAATAATTCAGAAGATTGCGGTCTTGGGCTAATAAATGTGTATCTTTCTAACCATTCTTGACCCGACCATTCGTACATAGAAACGCAGCCTTGATTCACATATCCAACTGAATTAGATCCTTCTTTATTGGCTGTGATTATTGTAGCCGGCTCCCAATCTTCCAAAGTTATGTCGATAAGGGTACTACCGTCTCCGGAAGCAATATCTCTTTTCGCTCTCCATAACTTATTGTTAAAGAGAACAATATCTCCCTGGCTGTAGCCGCCGAGGATGTTTGAATCGTAGATTCCTCTGTAATCGCTAGAGATTCCGGTAGCATTAGGTGATCCTATTGCGAGCCACTGCCCGTCTGGACTCAATGCTAATACTTCTCCAAACACTCCACTAGCAGGAGTTAACAGCACTTCGGGAGGCTGTATTAATTGTAAAGGTCTTAGACCTAAAGTCCTTTCTAGATATACAACAACTAAGTTCGATCCAGGCATACTAGAAATAACATTTCCAGTGATTTCATGATAAGCCACTGCCTTACCGTTGTTTTTAGGATCAGTGGTTCCGAATTGTTCTATTCCTAAATCTGTGAACTTGGATTGTTTTTCTATAACTTGCCAAGTATTAGTTTCTCCGATATCATCGATCCAGGCTTTAGCTCCTTTTTCTAAAAGGCCAACTGTTTCTAAATTGATCGAATAATCATTAACATACTCCCACTTGTCTAGGTCGTTTCTAAAATTGTTTGTGCTGGTATGATTAGAAACAGCTTTGTATAGATTATTCGATTGCGTTACTAGATCGTCTTTCTGATATTCTGTGAATGTTCTCCAGGGAGCCGATTCGTTGAAAGTAAGATATCTAGCTTGTGTAAGCAGGCACAAGAATGTAGAAGAGCTTCCGTCAAAAATAGGCTCGTCTGAATTTTTATCTATTTCTATAACGATAGATCGAGAACTTACTGACTTAGGCCTAAAGAATCCTTCTAAGTTTAAAACACCTCTTATACCAAAAATATCATCTGTAGTCAACCCGTGGTTTCTATTTGTAAACAACTCTATCCTAGTTTTGTCTACATCGATGTTAGTCACAGATAGTATTCTGCTTTGATTGAATCTATATACATTCCAAGAATTTCTATCAAATGTAACAAATATATTGTCGTTTTCTTTGAAGTTAGAAATATCTAGATTTAATATTTCATTTTTGTCAGCAACAATATATTCAACATCATTAGGAGAAACATATCCTGCAGTTCTAGGAGTTAGCTGCTGCTTTGTGGTTGGATTTATATTTGGCGTGAAAGGAATAGACTTTAAAGTAAAGTCAGCTTCTTTAACTCTATAATACTGATCTAAAACATCGACACCGGTTTCAACAGGAGCTATTAAGATAGGTTGAGGATTTAGAATAAAATCATTTTTGTATAATTTAAATTCTACTTCAGTAAATTGATCAGTTCCTCCGAAAGTACCTGCTCTAAATGCCCATTCTTCGTTTAATGTAACGCTATCGCTTTCGGTATTGCTCAGTTTATCAAAAACTTTAACGATAGAATTAGATGTTCCTTTCTCTCGTATAAATCCTTGATACAATTTAAACTGGCTAACATTATCTTCTGCTAGATTTTGCAGATATTCTCTTGTTTGATATCCCACAACATGCCTGCTGAGATCTCGCTGACTGCTGCCTAGTCCATCTGCATCAACATTATAATAATCTTCGAACTGATTAATTCTGTAATCGAAATTCGCTATCAGTCCTTTAGTTGGAATAACATCTAGCTTCGACCATATGTTTTCGTCAAACGATTCCTTACCGAATTGATTTTCTAGACTAGTCCAATAATAACTCTTGTAAGAAACAATATCTCCTAGCCTGTAATCAGTAAAGGGTTGCCAAGATTGTATATTGACATTGTCAAATAAGAATCCGGGGCTGGTATAATCGCCGTCCCAATCTACTGTACGGAATCCTCTAGACTTAATTCTGTCTTGGCGATATCCTGTTGTCTTGTCATATATTACATCGTTGAATACAGTTCTATCAGAAAAAACTGTAACATGTTCTTTTAAAATGTAATGGAATCTAATAAAATAAATTCCGTCAACGGTGTTGACTGTGCTCACAGTTACTTCTTGGAAGTCTCTCTTAACATTCAAGAAACTTGGGAGTAACGGGGACCCGTCACTTCCAAAAATTTCATATCTATAATATGAATCAAATAAATCGTCGATAACCCCGAGAGGCTGATTTACTTTCACTTCTTGAGAAGACGGACTTAAGGTAATAAGCGAACCAATTTCCCAATTATGTTTAGTCCAGAATAAAAATTCTTTAGCACTAGTCGTCCAATTAAACGCTACTTGATTTTCGGAATCGTATCTATCAAAACTAAATCCCAACGATTTCAAATATGTTTCATAACCTAATAAAAGATCAACAACATCTTGCATCGATGTTAAAATTGTTCCGTATGGAAGTATAGAAACTTTCGATGTATCAAAAACCCTTCTTAATGATGCTTGAATCGCACCTACTAACGGAAGGGCAGGAAGTAAGGTCCAATAAGAAGAATCGAAATCAACTCCACTAGTGTGCGATCTTAAACTTCTATAAAATTTATCGTTATTCCTAACGATAATGCCGTTTCCATAAAAACTATTAGCGGCCCAGTCTGCAAAGCCTGCACTTGTTCCGCCTACAGAGATTAAAGGATCAGTTGTACTCTTGACAGGATTAAAATATCTAAAATACGGATCTTCGGAATCGTAACCTCTAATCTTCCATCCTCGATCAGTTTTTTCAATAATAATTCCGCTGTATGCAATGCTTGTGATCGGAACAGAAGAATTGAAAATAATATCGTAATTTTCCGGAGGAACAAATATATTGCTCGACGAAGACTGCGGACTCTTGCTGTCTAGTAAATATTTCTGTTCTGTTTGATCAACAAAACCAGATAGTCTTGTAGATAATCGAACATCTAAATTATTAAGCCTATCAAACAGAGACGAGGGGTCTTGATTTCTACCTTTGATATAACTGAAAACAAAATTACACAGGCCCGAAACTTGCTCTCCTCCTACTGAAGGCACAACATAGTCTTTTAAAGTCTGGAATGTGTCGGTGACTGTTGAAACTGTTTGTCCCAGTTGATTCAGTTTTAATCTAGATCTATCAAAACTATCTGTGATAAATTCAAAAGGCTTCAAAAGGCATAATGCTTGAACTACTGCGAACGGCCAATCAGATCCTGATCTCCAGGCATTTTCAACAGGAGCAATATCTCCTAATGCGAACGGTCCTTTGTTATTAATCAGTGTATAGTTTGTAGCTAATCCAGAATCTAAAGGACTTAACAGCTCTCCGTCTTCTCCTGTTGGTATGTGCTTTAGAATAGTCGGTCGACTATATCTCGAGTGTGTTCCTTGTCTTGAGCCTTGACGAATAATTCCATCTCTAAGATCTTCCCATAACAATAAATTGTCTCTTGTGTAAGGAGCAGGTCCATATTCTGCTTCCCACCATGTAGGCTTTTCACTGAAACCTAACATCTCCCAAGGGCATGTGTGTGGACGATCAGTGTCATAAAAATGTTTGTATACACCTCTCCAATATCCTGGTAAACTCGAAGTACCAGTAATATCAGTCATATTAGAATAGGTATAGGTGAAACTGTTTTCACTATCAAAATATAATAGATTATCTGCATAATCTAATTCTGTATTAGATACCCATTTTAAAAATTCTTTAACGACAATATCATCTAGATTCTTTTTTGTGAATAGCCCAGTTTCGTAGAAACCTCCTAGAATTTTATCATTGTCAAATATATTTTCATTATAGTTTTGTTTGATATTATTATAAATTCTGTGTTCAAGCTCTAATATCAAATTATCTCTGTAGTCGTTGTAAGCCGTAGTCAAACTACCATCGTGTCCCTGGATCATTTGTCTAGGGGTTACAAAGGTATCATCTAAAAATTTTCTCGGAATATATTTTTTATAAAGTCCTACCTTAGTCGGTGTCGTTGGAATATAACAATAACTCGAAGAAACATATTCTCTAATTTCTATTCTATCGTTTTCTTGTAAGTCTGTTGTTAGTCTTACAAAACCAAAAGTAGAATCAAATGTATAATCTTTATCAACTAATAGTTGAACATTGTTTACATAGATATAAACTGCTCGACGACTAATTGAAGATAAATCAAATTTTTCAGATAACGCAAAAACTTTTATTTCAGGATCTTCGACTTTATAAGATATCGAGGTATAAGCTCCACTGCCTATCATGTCAGTGTCTGCAAATGGGTGATTAGAATTTTTAGTTTCTCCCATCTGTGAAATTACAGCGTCGACAAAGTCTGCCGGCGAACCCTGAAAATCTAAAGTTTCTGCTGTTCTTATGAATTCGTTTTTAAAGTCGCTGTAAGATTTTGCACCGTACTGAATAGCTCTAATAACATTAAAATCTTTATCAGATAACAGAGATATGGCCATTGGAGCTAGGCCCGAATGCTTTAAGAATCTAACAGATCTATTTTGGTAACCACTTATATCTCTTAAATTGCTAGATCCAGGATAAGTTCCAACGAACGGCTCAAATGTTTCGAGCGCCATTGAAATATGATCAATAGCTTGACCTAATGTAAACTCTCTAATTTCTTGATTCAAAGGATTTTTTTCTAAACCCAACGGTATTTGATAATATCCTTCTACTGGTTCTACATCTGCATAAATTTTAACAGAAATTACATCGTTTACTGAAAACTGTCGGTCAAAAGTAAATGTATTTCTAGTTCTTGTATAAGAAGCATCTAATAGCAGCCCATTGAGGTAAAATAAAATTTTTGTTTCAGCAGCATCATAATCTATACTATTCCAATCTACAGATTTTAATTCTATCGAATCAGTAGGTGTTTGAATAACTTTGCTATCTAAAATAGGCTGAAGGTAATTTTGATCTGACTTGATCCATCCGTTCTGAAAATCGTCGTAAGGATTTACTCTATAAAATCCTGTGTTAATTTTTTTATTAAGAGTTACCTGATCAGCAGTGTACGAAAATGATTCGTAGTCAAGAGAAAACTCAAAAACGATATCGCCGACATTGTCGATATTAAGATACGACAATGGAAAACCTAATTCGCTATCAACTACTGCTGTTCCTTGTTTGTAGGATAAAATTTTTGTACCTTCAAAAGAGCTGACTGGGTAATATTCTAGATCGGAAAAACTTATTCCGTTTTCGTCAAACATGTCGAACAACGGAGATTGATTGACTGCTGTTTTTTCTTGGCTAAGGATCCAGTTTGTGCCATTGAAATGATACATTTTTCCGATGTTTGTTCCTGCTCTAACCAGAACACAATCTCCCAACATCGGAGTCGAATCTTCTGTTTCTCTTAATGTGATTTGTCTTACACCGTTGTGAGTGATAAATTCAACTCTATAAATTTTGTTGTTCGCTAAACTGTCGGTGTCGTTAGTAAACAATACACGAGCGCCGCTGTATAAAAACTCTCCATCGACATTATACCCAGCACTGCCTTCGATTATAGAAAAAATATCTGTAGTAAATGTATCGATCAGATCAACAGGAGTTTTAGAAACTGTTCCGTGATTGACCAGTTGTATATTCGGTAAAAATTCTATAATGGGTCGTTTTGCTCTAGAATCGTCCTTAGAATCAAAATCTGTTCCGTTCAAACGATGTGCATAATCGACTACTGATTTATGGAACCATCTGTTATATCTGCTCCAAGGATTGGAATCTATGCTGGCTCTACAAATAGTGATGTAATCTTTTTCGGAGGGATATGCCGTGGCATCGTCGTACGGTTGATTATCAAATCCGTTATCATCAAATAACACTTCCGGAATGTTATTAGAAATTATAGGAACATATAATTCAGAAAACTTAATTAATTTTATTTCCCTGCCAACATTTTCTACTAACCAATTATCAGAGGCATATTTTGCCGGGGTAACTTGTCCTGCAAATCTTACAACCAACCCATTAGAAAATTCAATACCGTTACTACTGGTATAGGTTTGTTTTCCTATAATTTCTTTTTCAACATCTATTTTTGTATTATCTTCTATGTCTGCAATCAGGAATCTACCAAATCTATCAGGATTAATAGAACTTTGATAAAACAGAACATCAGGAGCATCGAAAGGTACTTCGAAAGTCAATGTTCCGTTTACTTCTCCGTTGTTCGTTACTCCTATATTATAATCAAATCTCGAAGTTTGAACTATTTCTTCGACTAATTCCCAGAGATCTCCCTCTTCGATTACACCGTCGATAGACGGAGGGATAAATGTTTTGGCTCTATATAAGTTTCCTTCAAAAACTGCCAACTGTTTAGGAACATAAGATAGTTCAGATCTATAAATTAGCGAACCGGTATCGGCAGCAGATCTAATGAAAAAACCTTCTCCTGGAGAATTTACCTGAAACTTATAAGTTTGTCCTCGATACAATGTGATCGTTGGATTGTTGGTAAGTCCGTCTGGTTGAAAAATCCATGTCAACGAAGGACCTTGTCTTACTCTGTAAGTACTGACTATATCACCGCCTTGACCTAACACCTTAACCGAAGGGGGGCCTTCAGGTAACCAATAATATTCTCTAAAGTTTGAAAATTTGTCCCACTCGATAGGAGGATTCCAAGAATAATGATCTTGGCTTGTGATTAAATCATCTCTATCTATGTCATTATTAAAAAACTTTAGTTGATTTTTGAAATCTATATAATCGTAAAATTTAGATATACGGTCTTCGTCTTTTAAAATAACCCCAGGTTCTAATTGATATCTGCTACGAAGTGTTTGATCTTCGTCGAGATAAATGTCAGATCCGTCATATGTTTTACCAAATCTTTTTCCTACATATCCTACAGTTTTTTCTAATGTTCCAGGTTGAACCAAAGGATCAACAACAGCAGCCATAAACTTTTCGTTGGCATTTGTTTTAAATACCTGAGGTAATAAGTCTACTGCTTTTCTAATTGGAATCTGACTTTTAGGAAATTTTTGATCTGACATTCTATAAACCTTTTACTGTGAAACCATCTGAGTTGGATTTATTTTAATTTCTGATGCCGAGATTGACTGTACTATCTTAATATCATCGACCGTTGCTCCGCTAACAAAGATTTCATCCGGCGAACTTTGTATTTCAAATAAACTGCCGAATGTTTGACTAGCTTGTTTTGGTACTATAACTATGTTGCTAATATCTGGAGAAACATCGTTCAGTATATATGTGACTAGTTCTCCGAGGTAAAATCTATCTCCGAAATCCCAATTATTCACATCAAAGAAAGAGTTAATCGCAGTCACTATTCTAACTTTCAAATCGTTATCGTTAATTGTTTTATTAGGATTTTTTACAACTTTAAACTGTGCCTGCAAAGTTGGATCAGCAGTCGAACCAAATAAAACTTTATATTTTACAGGATGATAAATTATTTCATCGCTGACTGATTTAATCGCATTTAGTTTTTCGCCAAAACTAATTCTCAAAGAGTCTGAAGTAGGAGCCTCAGGAGCTATGGTAGTTCCACCTGAGAGATAATTTCTATATGCAGAATCATAGGATTTAGTAAGAAGATAAACATCGATTATATTGCTTACGCTAGGATCGATTCTTCTATCGGCATTGGCGAAATGTAGATACTGGAATTTAAGATTCGGTCTACCTATATTAGCCTTGTATTGGCTCTGTAAATTTAAAGTGTTAGTCGTTCTATTAACAACCTTTACTCTGTTTTCTGCAGAGTCAGAAAAATAAATCAGTTCGCCGTCTTCATAATCATTAATATTAACTAAAGATTCTCTTAGCTGGACATCAAATATTTTTCGACCGTTTGGTTTGTAAGAATTTTCAATATAGTTGAAAACAACATTTCCTAGAGGATCTACCGTCTCTTCAAAAAATACATAAGATGCGTCAATGTCTTGGCCTGATATTTGTTCAAATGATTCCGGATTATCGATTATACCGTCATCGTCGCTGTCGTAAAATGCTACTTCGACTTCGTCGGGCGCCTGGTATCCATCTGCAAATCTTACAGCGTTGTCAATTTCAAAAAAGAAATCTTGTTTAAGAGGATTAGCAGAATTTAAAACTGTGTTTATACTCAGTACTTTGATGTTGTCTTTAATTACTTTACCTGTTAAACTATCGTAAGTTTTTGAATCGGGATCAAAATAAAATCTATTTTCTTCTACGCTTCGGAAAATATATTTCAATGTTCTAACTCTAACAATATATTGATCTGCTTCTTTTACAAATGCCACTAGCCACGAAGTATCGACATTGGTATTTGTATTATCCCCTGCTTTACCTAAAGCAAACGGATTCACAAGATCAATATTAGAATTATCTACAATCTTCCATAAAGATGTATTTTGATCGTATCTAAGACCAAAGTTTTTATCTTGAACACAAAGATTTACGATTTCATTTTCTAAATCATTAGGAAGATTATTTGTAAATCTAGGAACTATACGAGCTGCAATAGCGCCGGTCGGAATTATATCATTAAACACTACCGGTCCTTGGCCTGTGCTTAGAATTCCTCTGTTAGCATTGGTGCCATCGCCTACTACTCTAATAATTTTAGTCCACAACCGATCTGTTTGTTCTATATCATCGATATCATAATCTACCAGTTCTCCTCTTTTAAATGCTTTTCCTGACGGTGGTACAAATTTAATTAATGCATCCGTCAGCACATACTTAAGGGTATTGGTAGTATATGTTCCTACTTTTTGTAAAGTTAAATCTACTCTGTTGATAAAATATCCTGTAGATTGATTGATATCTTTAGTTACTTGAGTCCAGACGGTATTAACATCTGTGAAAAGAACTTTATCAAATTTTGTTAGATAATAGTTATAAACCGCAGTACTATTGAATTGTGGTTCTAATCCGTTTCGTATGAAATTAACAATTTCTACTCTATTAGTAGGAGTAAAAGATATCGCTGTTTCTTGCTCTTCTTTATATAAAATGCCGTCAGCAGCAAATACATTTACAGAACTATACTTTCCGCTGGCATCGATTATTTCAAAGTTTCTAGAAATACCACTCGAGCTTCTATTAATAGCTCTGACTTTCAAAATATCTTGGCTGCTTCCTAACGGAGCAAGGTTATAATCTTCTGCTGTTATCATTCTATTTTGAGTATAATAGAGAGCGGGAGCTCTTTCTCTGATAGAATCTGTGCTTTCAGTTTCAGCAGAATTGCTGACTGTAGATTTTAAACTCATACTCAGTGTAAGAGTTTCTAATGTATTTCGTTTGCTAATGTATTCTATCTCGACATTTATTCCCCTCATTTCCGAAGGTAAAATAGAATACGACAATCCGTTACTTGCTCTATAATAAATCCTAAAAGGACCTTGTGGCAAGTTTCCGTAAACTCCATCAGCAAAGATTAATTCTACTCTGTCATTGTTACGAGTAGACACTGCATAGATATTTCTTATATTTTTTTCTAAGCTATTGTAAGCAATATTGTTACCAACTAAAGAAGAAACTTTAGACCACTCCTCTATCTGCGATCCGGTGGAATCTAATTGGTACAACCAAACATCGTTGTTGTTGATGTTATCAGTATTGATAGCTACTTTTTCGTTAGTAGTTGGTAAAGTTATTGTGAAATCAGCAAGCTCCAATGTACCTTGCTTGAACATCATAAAGAATCCGGTATTGTTGCTCGCAGATCCTTTTCCGTCATTTCTGTAGATAAATCCTATCTGTCTACCAGGAAACGGAGATTCTTCGTATACTTCTTCGCTTTCGATTATCGATGTGCTTACGAGCTCAAAAGTCATCGATCTACCAGCTACATTTTTATCGAAAGAAAAGATAGGAATGTCATTAGAAGCTGTTCTAATTCTGTATTGATCGGTGGTTATTCCTTGGATCGTAGCTGTGCCTTGGCTTCTACCAAACGCAGTATTATCCGTCATTGCCGCATTAATAACTGTGATGAATTGTTCTTGCCAATTGGCGTTAGTGGGATCGTTCCAAATTATTGTTTGTCTAGATAAGTTTCTACCGTTGTTATCTAATATAGATTCTGTTGTAGAAACTGTGTCAAATTTCAATAAACCCTTAGAAGCAATATTTCTCTTAGCGTTATAACTCAGCATGCGAGCTATACGAAGGACGCTTTCTCTACGAGATGCGAGTTCAATAAAATTCTCACGACTGGCTAGATCGATACGGAAAGCAAGGCTTTGGCCTAAAAACGCAATAGCATCTATAAGTGCAATATACTCAGAACTTTCTATATAATCATTGAAATCTTCTGGATAATTTTCTCTTAGATAGGTGATGATAACTCTGCGTAGATTCTCAAAATCGTAAGATTTGAAATCAGCACTTTTGAAGGTCTGATATATTCTGGTCCAGTCCTGATTCAGTATTAAATTCGTCTGTCTAGAAGTTGTGGTCATATTTGCTCGATCCTATCACATATTTACCCAATAAAATTATGTGCTATGTTAACTCACGATGTTGTTTTCTTTATCAAAATCAAAGACCATGCGCTCATTAATATTGAAAGGAAGATACACTATTTCTGCTTCTATTCTTATTCCTTGATCAGTTGAATCTATAGATACTTGCTGCACAGCTATTCTAGGATCATAATTAATGATTGTTTCAACATCTTTGCTGATAAGTTCTTTAACTTCTGGGGTAAAGTTTTCAAACAACATGTCCCAAATAATAGTACCAAAATTTGGATTTTCTAATTTTTCACCTTTGCGGATGTAAAAATGATTTAAAAGATCTCTTTTTACAAGATCAATATCGTACAACTTAAAATTGTTTTTTATTTCATTAGAACTGAATCCTTTATAGGTAAACGAAGGACTCGATGTAGCAGAAGCTGCTCGTAATGTACTAACTGTTTTTTGACTGTATGACGAAACTGCCATGATTATTCTCCTTCACCTTCCGCAGGCGGATGGTCTCCTTCTCTATCAGTAAATCCTGGTTTAACAGATAACGGATCTATGTTTTCGTGCTTGTACCAAGGTTCATGCATAGGAATTCTACGCATAATGCTTTTTAATTGTGTCGGAAACTGATAGCGTGTTCCTAACCACTCGCTTTCATTCTGGTTAACTACGAGATTATCGTAAGTAGGCAAAGGTTTAATAATAGTATCAGCGTCTACATCGTCCGGACCAAATGCTGGAGTAGCCGGAAGAGCGGGAGGACCGTTCATATGAATTATTGCTGCTGTTTCTAAATGCGTGGCCGCAAGAAACGCATTCGTTGCTCCGGCAGTGATAAAGTTTCCGATAGTTCCTAATATATTATTGTTTAATAAAGAAGTTATATTCGTGCTGCCGGATGTTAATATTTCACAGGTATGAGGAGAATTTGCACCAAATCCTGTTTCTATCTTTGTGTATCCGTTAACTGCGATTTCTAAAAATCCGTCCTGTTCTGCTTCATCTGCATCGAGATATGTTTGAGTTTGAATTTTTAAATTCGCACCAACTAGTAAGTTGGTATTAAATGCACTTTCAATCTGAACACGACCTGCTTCAAACTCGTTGGCATCTTTGATCTTACCTTTTTCATCTTCTGGAGCAGCTTTGCTGTATTCTGCAGATGCTTTGATGTTTACATTCCTGCCTGCTTCGAAGTTAAGATCTCGAGCAGCATAGAGGTTAAGATCTTGCTTAGTATGTATGCTGATGCTGTCTTCGGCAAATATATCAATCTTACCGTCGCTGGTCAACTCTATCCAAGTGGTTCCTCTAGAATTGCCGATATAAATCAAATCTTCTGAATTGTGCATCAACAACTGATGACCGGTCCTGGTCCTAAATCTCATGTATTCGTCTTTAGGGATGCCGGCTTCTCCTGCCGGAGCATCTTCATATATCGGGGGTCCTTCGGATGCAGAAGTAGCTCTGAGCTTTCTCTGATCTCCGTCGTCCATGACAAATTGTGAACCGCCTAGTCTGCCCACAGGCACGGGAGTCTGGCTCAGCGTCTGGCTTTTACCGATAAAAGATTTTTTACCTTTGGTATCTAAAGGTCCGGGAGTTGATATACCAAACACTTGGCTAGGTACATTCCTCCTAGCGGTAGTTGTCGTAGATCCTCTGATATCATCTTCCAGTGTTCCTTGTTCTAAGAAACGATCTGCAATAGGATGCACTGCCTTAGGAATCTTATCAACTTGCATGTTTGCATCTAGTTGATTGGCACGCCTGTTAACTTCTCCAACTGGAACTGAAGCGGTATTATATTTTGTATCATCGCCCGGAGCAAATGCTACATTGTCTGACGCCCCTATGGCTGGTACCATGTGATTAGCAAATCTACCAGGTATACAGGCTGTCCAGAATCCTTGTCCCGGGTCGCCGTCTACGAAAACAACCATTACAGTGTTACCTATGTCTGGCGGTATAAACCACATGCCGTAGGCTTTCTGTGTATCTTGGAAATCTGTATTGTTTAGTCCTTGGAATTCAAATCCTGTAGTTCCATAGAACGGGGGAGCATATTTGACATTGAATGTCTGTCCAACATCTCCTATGCTATTACCGTCATTTCTTAATAAAGTAACTTCTAAGCCTCCCATGAAACTAGGATCTAGATGACTGATTACTTTAGCAAGGTACGGTCCTGTACCTATGTTTGCTTTGGTATTAGCTGACGGTCTGCGTTCTTGGCTCATTGCTTATGTAAAATCAAAAAAGTCTATTCCAAACGAACCCAAGAAAGAAGTTTCTCCTGTCTTATTTTCGTCTTTGGTATTGTACATACCCGCACCTGCAGGTGTAGCTGGAACTGCCTGCACAAAGTCTGCAGGTTGTAGCGGCATTCTCACACATTCTAGTTCTTGCTTAAACACGCCGTCGGAGAATTTTGCAGTAACTTTATTGACTTTGTAAATTCCGCTGAAAGGATTTTCTTTTTCACCTTCTGGAAAATTATAAAGACCGCCTTGTCCTCGTAGGCCTAAGTTTGGTTCTACTGGTGTTCTAAATATCACTCTAATGTATGTATCAGAACCTTGATAGTTCATAGAGTTATCAAGAGTTCTCATACTTCCAGGACCGTTATACTGGTCTCCGATGTAATTACCCATACCGTTGTCCGAGACCCAATAAGGATCTCCTAATATTTCTAACTTGGCGCTGACTAAATCTCCGTTAACTTCTCCGTTGTTTTCAATAGCGTTTTTCAACGCTCTTGCTACGATCTCCGGAACTTCTGTAGCTCCCCAACCACCTTTAGATGATTGCTCGTTAGCAGCAGGGTCTGGCTTAATAACCGTACCTTGACCGAGATTATCTGCTATAGGCTGTCCTTTAGATTCAACCTTGGCTTTGTTGCCGCTATCTTCAGCGATCTGCTGTGTGTTCTGATCAACTACAGTGCCGCTTTTCTGCGGAGCAGAAGTTGGTCGTCCTTGATGGAATAGCTGATTGATGTTGATGTCAAATTTTAATAGATTGTTATTTTGTCCGGTATAGATATAAAAATATTCTTTGCCAATTATCTTGTTTAATTGTTCGTATCCTATAGGAGCTGCTGTAGCGTTTCTAAACACACTGCTATGGACTAAGAAAGGCAGTACTCTAAACACATATCTACGAGCACGGGTGTTTCTAATTTTATCAAGACCGAGCAGTTGTATCTGCACATCTACACGGAACCATTTTAATCTGCCTTCTGCATCTGCTTTCTGTGGGTCAATCGCATCCTTAGCATATCTAGAGCTTAATACTACATTGTTTATGATATTTTGAATAGAAGTTCCTCTCGCAAACTGAAAGGTTCTTTGTTTAGGATCTATAGTTAATTTGTCTCTGACGATATTTCCTTGATCGTCTACTACATCCGATTCAAATCCAAAATTATAATTACCGCCTGAGGTAGGTCCGAATCCCAGATCTCCACCAGGAGCAGAACCTATAGGACCGTTTCCATAATCTCCGGTTAATGACCCAGGTCTCGCGGCGGTAGGTAAATTTCCTCCGGAGAGCTGTGCTTTAGGATCCCAGCTTGCAGAGTCTACTGGTTGTATAGCACCGCCTACTGGCAGTCCTACTTTGTCATCCCACGATTCAGGAAACACTATCAAATACTCGTCTGGTAAAGATTGTTGTTCTTTGTCGACTAATTCTTTCTGTGCTTTATTCAGTGTTGCACAAAGACTAACATCGCCAGACACTAGCATTTCTTTAACCGTTTCGCCTCTTAGCGTTAAAT